ACGCATTTGTAAATGGTATTGACTTGAATCTAACTGTAACTCGGGCCAAGTTTGAGGCCATGTGCGATGCAATCTTTCGTCGCACTATTACGCCTTTGGAGCAAGTCCTTTCAGACGCGAAGATGTCCAAAGCAGATATTCACGAGGTAGTCATGGTTGGTGGATCAACACGAATCCCCAAGATCCGTGAACTTGTCTCCTCCTTCTTCAATGGCAAAAAACTAAATGATTCCGTCCATCCAGACGAAGCAGTAGCATATGGTGCAGCCATTCAAGCCCATATCCTCACGGGTGGTAAGAATTCCAATGATCGCACTTCAGATCTTATTTTGTTGGATGTAGCTCCTCTCTCTCTTGGACTGGAAACAGCAGGTGGCGTAATGACTGCTCTGATCAAACGAAATACAACGATTCCTTGCAAGAAATCACAGACGTTCTCCACGTATGCTGATAATCAGCCTGGTGTATTGATCCAAGTCTATGAGGGTGAGCGTCAATTCACGAAGGATTGCAATCAGCTTGGTACATTTAAACTGGATAATATTCCTCCTATGCCACGTGGTGTTCCTCAGATTGAAGTCTCATTTGATATTGATGCAAACGGTATTTTGAATGTGAGTGCAGTGGAGAAATCTACGAATAAGACGAATAAGATCACGATTACAAATGATAAGAGCCGTTTGTCTAAGGAGGATATTGAACGCCTTGTTCAGGAGGCAGAGAAGAATGCAGCAGATGATAAGGTACGAATGGAGAAAGTAGATGCACGGAATCAATTGGAGACATATTTGTATAACACACGTAACACAGTTCGCGAGGATAAAGTTAAAGAGCAACTAGGTGCCGATACAGTGAAAGAAGTTGAATTATGGGTGGAAGAAGGAATCAGTTGGCTGGATTCTAATCAGGAAGAGGAGAAGGCAGTATATGATGAGAAGTTTAAATCATATGAAGAGAAAATTAAACCTGTCATGATGAAACTGTATCAGGATGCAGGAGTAAAAATGGGGGATGGTGTAAAAATGGGGGATGATGTGCAGAAAAGCACAGTGGATGAAGTGGATTAATATAAAACTTAAATCATATACACGATTATTTTATAAAATGACAGAATACGATAAACTTTATTCATTTCTTGATAATTTAATTAATCACAAAACAGATACAACTCAAAACATAATTGTAACGATTCCAGACGAAATTGAAACTAATCCAAAAAAGCGTGGGCGACCTCCTGGTAGCAAAAATAAAGAAACAACAGTGTGTCAAGCATGTCTAAAACGATTTCACACAGATAAATTTAAAAAACACGAAGAGTCTTCTGTTGCTTGTAAGAAATTTCATCAACTTCAAGAGAAACCTGAATGTGTATATCCCATTCATCAGCTTATCATTGATGCACTAGATAAAGCAACACATACGAATCATGTATGCAATTTCTGTGAAGAAGTCATAACTGATCCTAAACAGCATTTTACAGATTCTGTCGTTTGCAATCGGATGGCGTATGATACATTTAAACGTGTTTTATAGACTTTAACAAGTTCTTAACAAGTTCTTAACAAGTTCTTAACTTTATAATAAAAAAGCCTAAGAAAATCAACTACTTATAATCAGATATGCATTACCTGATTATAACTACGTCTATTCAAAACCGATTTGGAATACATCATGCTGAGAAACGAAAACAAGAATATCTGTCAGCAATTACAGAATCTCTCAGTCATTTGCCAAATGAAATTCAGCCCATCATTGTGGAAAATAGTATGACAGAATCCTATTTGGATCATTTTATGCATAATGGCGAACCTATACCTGTTTATTATACAATGAATAACCATCGTAATATAAAAAGTAAAGGTATGATTGAATTAATAGATATAAAAGAAGTGATTCAACATTATGGAATAAAAGATAATGACATGGTTATTAAGCTAACAGGACGATATACAGTCAAATCTCCCACTTTTTTTAGGAATGTACTAGATTCTGAATATTCTGCATTTGTAAAGTTTTATAATGTATGTACCAAAGAATATCTTCCACATGATTCTATATTGGGATTATATGCAGTTCGTGCATCTTTATTGCGTTATTGGAGTCATCTTACTATGAATTATCATCCATCTTCAGAAGTAGCATTTGCGCATCATATTCGTCTTCATACACAGGATATCTGCGAAATAAAACAATTGGATCTAGATTGTATATTTGCAGACGATGGTGTTGTATTACGAGTATGAGTCCGTTTAATGTTGTAAACAACATGTGATAAAATAAGGATGTCTTGGGAGGAAATAAAACGTCCATTATATGAAAAATGGAAAAAATACTGGTTTGATACACACCCACATAACATTGCAGAATATTCCTGGAACTATCTTTTCACGGGTGGAAAACAAATACGTCCCAGATTATTCTGTGAATTATGGCACTATTTATCTCCGGATTCAACCATAAATGATGAATTAGCATTTGCGATTGAATGTATTCATGTGGCCAGTCTTATTTTAGATGATATTCCATGGATGGATAATGCGGCAGCACGTAGAGGAAAACCTACTCTTCATATTGTCTTCTCACAGCGAAAAGCATGTCTTCTCTTTCATGACGTAATGTATATGGTTTATTTAATATGGATATCAAATAAACCAGATCATATTGATAAGTATGAATGGGAGAAGTTTTTATTAGAAAAACTATTATTTCTTGCACTTGGTCAATGGTATGATCTTGAAAAGAAAGGAACGCTACTAGAACTTGCATCTCTAAAAACAGGAATATTATTTGAACTCGTTGCTGAAACAGTAGCAATATGTGTTCAATTAGATTGTTCATTTTGGAAGAGTTGGGGAAATTCTCTTGGAATTCTCTTTCAATGGATGGATGATTGGCATGATCGCGAAGAGGATAAATTACAGATAAATCGTAATGCATTTAATGAAGCATATGATGAAACACTAATAATATATAATGAAACATGGGCAAAAATACAAATGGGAATTGGAAAGAGTTGGTTTACTACAGAATTTGGTATATTTATGAAATCATATTTTACAGATGATCTGAATATAGTAAGACAACCCTTACTTGTTTTATCTGATATCCAGTTTCCATATCCTATTACAATTATATTACCTACTATATCTGTATCTGCATTTGCATTACATACTACATTTCATATTGGAAAAGATTATATTAAAAAAATGTGTACATTGTTACAGATTATTGTTCATAGCATAAATAAACACGTACATAACTATAAAAAATATATGGATAAATATACAGAAAAGTATAGTGCACGATATCAGATTATTTGTAAATTATTATGGAATTTTAATGAAGATACGTGGGAAAATCATCCTCATGTGATTGGATTAGTAACTGATGTATTTCATGATAGTGTGAAAGATATGCGAAGCATGTCTACTATGTGAAAGATATGCGAAGCATGTCTACTATGTGAAAGATATGCGAAGCATGTCTATGTGAAAGATATGCGAAGACATTACATAGATTTTGTAACGGTAACTTTAGGAGGCTGAGCGGCTTGAGCCGCTTGAGGCTTTCCTACAAATCTAGGTTTAGGTTTTAATGAACTGGGTAACGCAGTAGCAGGTGCTAATCCTGTTGCTTTAAGCCATGCAGTGCGCAATTCACGAAACATATTGCCACATCCACGTGCTGCTTCAGACAGTGCTTTACGAGCAGTTTCTTCTTTTCCATCTAGAACACCAATGCGTAGAATAATTTCATCACGCAACGGATGAGGCACCGAATATCCCGCATATGTAATTCGTGGTTCTGCTCCACCTTCAATATGATTTTCAACCAACCAGGTTTGGATCAAATTTCCAAATGTATGATCCTGACCTCTAATAAGGAAATCAAATCCAATCATACGTGAATTAGCGGGTGAAATGGTAATGTGTTTGTCCAATGGATCACTGTGTACATTGGTATATCGGTTACACATATTTTCACCTACATCGCATGCACGATGTACAATATATTTGATAGGAAGTGTTCCAACCGTTTCCACGGTAAAATCATAACTATAGGGTTGTTGTTTTTCATCCATCAAGAAGCATCGTTTTACCTGCATAGTATTAAATTCACGAAGAAGAGTATTATATTTCTCTGATGTTTTATCAATGTTATCTACTTTTTTTGAAATAGATAACCATGACGTAAACATTTGATCAATGCGCTCTTCATTGGTGTCTACTGTATATTCATAGGAACACTGTGAAACAGGTGAGAATCGTGCATGTTCACGACCATTTCCGACGGATGCCTTTGCAATAATATGAATTTGTTGAGGGGGTGTACTGGGTTGAAGTACAGCAATAAGCGATGTCTTGCCTGTTACGGAATGAGGAACAAATAGTTCATCCGTTGAAATAGTTCGTTCATGTTTTTCCTCTTCATCTGCATCATCCAATGAAAGTGAACTGATTTCTTTGATTTTAAAATCGGATGCAGTTACATAGGTAGTTTGATCTTCTTTTCCAGTTACATGTAAGGTAAATACATATTTTTCTTTCTCCCATTTCAATGGTTCAGGTACATGGATGGGAAGTAATCCAACACGATCAGCCAACATTTCATTTGTCATGGGCGTATCATTATGTTGAACTAAAACATCGGTTGTTGTACCTGCCTTATCACCGGTGGATATCATATCTGAACGAAATCCTACTGTTTCTACACCAGTAAGAATAATACGGCGAAGAGTATTTACATAACTTACGTTAATGGGTGAAACCATGAAGCGCATTGTTTTTTCATCTTTGCTTTCATCCATAAGTCTGAAGGTAATGGGCTCTTTAGCCACACGAACAGGAGCAGGAGCAGGAGCAGGAGCAGTAACGGTTGCTTTCATAGTAGACATTCTAATCTATCTTCCGATGTATTATTTAAATCAATTTTTATTTATATAAAATTACATGCGTTCTAATGATTCATGATTCGTTCCTAAATTAGAAAAGAATGAGTAGACCCGCTCCCATTCATATTTGTTTTTATTCAAATCGTTGTGAATGGTCAAAAGCATTTATTGAAGAAATTTCTAAAACAGCATATCATACTGATTTTCGTTTTATTTGTGCAGATCCATCGCCTCAACGACCACAATTACCAAATTGGTTAAAACAAACGCCTACGCTTGTTATTTCTGGAGAGCCCGAACCACGTACCAATAGTGATGTAATGAATTGGTTATACGAACGTAAAATGCAGGATGGTATTAAAACATCTAGTTCTGCTGCAAGCGCAGTAGAGCCCGAGCCCTATCTTGATAGTGAAATGGGAGGAGGGTACGGAGATTCATACTCTTTTATTGGAACAGATACATCTGCACAGGGAAATGGAGGACTATCTATGAAACATAATTTTACATATTTAAATGGGCAAGATGCAGTTAGTACACGGGAAGCATCTGCATTTCAAACAACAAATACAAATCAAAAACGCAGTAAAAAAGAAGAATTATTTGATCAACAGTACGAGCAAATGATGATGAGCCGAGAGAATTTTGGTCCTAAAAAACCATTTTGAAATATGATAATTTAAAGATATGACATGATATTAATATAACTACTATGTCATATTTGAACGCATTTACGACGCAGCTCATTAACTTCTTTGAGGAATTATGCAATGTTTTCCCTGAAGAAAAGGATATTAAAATGGCATTAGAAGGTCTTCGTGGTGTTAAGAAAATTAATCCACGTCTTATGTTGGATCTGTTTATGGATCATGTCTATTCAGATTGTTCTACCGCTATTTATGAGAAAAATGTAGAAACATTTATTCAAGTGGCTCAACTAAAAATTAATACACAATTTAATGAAATGCTTTCTGCACTGTCTCTGTTTAATAAACATTGGTATACATTGAGTACGAAGAATCAAGATGTTATGTGGCAATATCTGCATGTATTATGTAAATTGGCAGAGAAAGCTACGGAACGTGTATAAGGTCAAAAAGCCTTTAGCCAAAGGCCTTAGAAAAGCAGAATAATATTTCTAATTTAAAGACTTGTTTGTAACCCTTATGAAGTATGGCACAGGAACTACCTCTCTTTCATCAGAAGTACAACGATTTTGTGAACGATTTGCTAGGTGCTCTACCAGAGTACCAATCTGGGATTGCTGCAGCTGCAGCAATGAATTTAAATGAGCGCCTTGAGCAATTTAAGGTAATTAAAATATCACTTGATTCTTCTGCTGATAAAAATCCTGGTTTGATTCTGCCAGGTGTGTTGGTAGCAGATGATGTATGGGTGAGCTTATCTGAACAGACACGAAAAGCAATTTGGGAACATTTGCGAATTCTATCTATGTGTTATTTTATGGAAACGGGATTTGATGATACGGATGGAAAAGAGGACAAGCCATCATGGATGGATGATGCTATGAATGATATGAAAAACAAATTAAATACAGATGAATTTCAGAATTTAATTAAAAAATTTATGGAGTTTTTTAAGAATCGTGATGGAGATGATGACGAAGATGACAAAAAGCCTAATATGCCTAATTTTGAGTCATTTTTTGGGGGAGATATACCTAAAATGCCAGAACGTTTCTTGAATGGACATCTTATGAAATTAGCACAAGAAATTGTAAAAGATATTAAACCTGAAGATTTGGGATTAGATCCTGAAGTTATGGCTGATTGTGAGAAGGATCCGTCCCGGGCTTTTAGTCTCTTATTTGCTACATTTAAGAATAATCCTGAGGTCATTCAAAAGGTAATTGCCAAAATTGGAAAACGTCTTCAACAGAAAGTGAAATCTGGTGCAATTAAAGTGGAAGAAATTGCACGAGAAGCAGAAGAACTCCTTAAAGATTTTTCAGATAATCCTGCATTTGTTACAATGATGGAACAAATCAAGAAGGCATTTGGATTTGAAGATATGGCTAGTGCAAAGAAGGCAGGAAAAGAGGGATCCGCTCGTATGGCGATGGTTCGTGATCGTTTACGTAAAAAGCTAGATAAGAAAAAACAAGATATTCAAAATAAGAAATAAAATCAATAATAGAATCATGTATCATTGTGAACCACCTTATTGGAATGATCCATCCATTTTATTTTATGATTTTAGTTTACAATATAAACCAACATGTGAACATTCTAAATGGAATTTTATCATGCGAATCATGTTATTATCCTTTTTTGTTGGAATCATTGGCAGTCTGTTTGCTGGATTGTCCATTATTATTGTTGCATTATTATTTGGCGGAATCACTACATTTGCAATTATTATGACAACACCTTATGAAAAGGTAGAGAAAGAGAAAGAACCTGAAAAACCTAAAGAACTTGGAAAATCTGAAAAGCATTATAAAAAAGGTGATGATTATCATTCTCTTCCATTTACAGTTGTAGTAGATCCATCAAGATCGCAAGAGAATTTTGCTTCAAAACCGACAGAACATTTTGTAAATGGTGGATCTGTTGCTTCTTCTGTTCAACCGTCTAATACAGAAGCATTCGGTCTAGTAGAAATTGATGCACATCCTTATGCAGGTCCATCTCTTCCAGATTATACACCTCCTACTTCTAAAAATCTGTTTATGAATATTCTCTTAGATGAATATAAATATAATCCTGATCGTCCTGAAGCAGCTCCTGTTGGCAATCCAACTGTAAAACAGACATTAGATGATTACTTTCGTGTTCATTGGTATTCTGACCCAACAGATGTATTTGGAAAGAATCAGAATCAGCGTCAGTTTGTAACTCAGCCTTCTACTACAGTTCCTAATGATCAGGGTTCATTTGCCAATTGGTTATATAAAATTCCTGGTAAGACATGTAAAGAGGGTGGACGCGAAGCGTGTTTATCTGGAACAGATGGTGGATTAATACCGTGGCTTTCTCAAAGTTCATAGAGTTCTTTTCTATTCTATTATATCCTATTATTTATATATATTAGAATATAATACATAAAATTAATCTACTAATTGAATAACAATTCCACCTAGACGAGCTTCTCCAACTGTACATTTATGACTACGAACAAAACAGATTCCATCATCTTTTTTTACAATTGTATTATCAATGGTATGATAACTTGCAAATCCTTCACCAATACTTGAACTTTCATATGTAACCTTATTTCCATCTTTATCCAGACATTCTCCATAATGCTTCATACAAACAGAGTTAGGATATCGTTCGGACAAAAGCATTAATTCATTACAAATAGGGCAAGACTTGGATGGAATAGGCATTAAATCTAATTGGTAGTATTATTTATATTTACAATAATTTTGTTTGGAGTATTTTCTTTTTACAGCTAAACTTTTTCAGGGTTCGGCCACGAGTCTGAAGAACAGATTTAACACAGATTCCAATAGCAGCACTCTCTTTTGCTTTTTTTATTTGTTTAAGACTGGGTCTCAGTTTAATTGTCTTTTGCACCTGTTTAATGCAGCTACATAGTTTTTTAAGTAATTTATTCATCTCTTTTATTGTATTATTTTATAATATTTTATACCACATATCTTCAGATATCAATGGAGATTAATAGACTCACTCATTCACGAGATGACCTCTGTGGCATTCAATCATTTTATTCACAGTCTGTTGGTCCTGGACGTTATATGACAACTAATTTAGTACCCAAAGCTACCGGCGTTAACCCAGTAGCTGTAAATCAATTATTAATTTATCCTCGTGAGGGTTATGGATTTAATAATTCAGCAATTGATGCTGACTCCGTATTGCGTAATCAGATCAGTTTTAAGAATAATCGTTGTCAAACACGCCCTCAATCGCGTCCATTTTTGTCCGTTCCGTATATGGCAGGTGGAAATCCGTCTCGTGATGTAGAAAGTTTATTATTGCATTCAGAACAAATTCGTATGGGCAAAGAATGTGGTACAGTTACGGAACAATTCTTTCCTCAACAATATACTCCGCTGATTCCGATTCTTAAGAATAATGTTCAGAACCCGAAAAATCTTATCCCCGAAGTGGCTGCGGCTGGATGGGTTCATGGAGGAGTTCCTTCTCGGTCTTACTTACGAGATGTGAACTGCTAAAGGCTTTTTAGGAACTTGTTAAAAAGTGCGACAAAAAGTTGTTAAGAACTTGTTAAGAACTTGTTAAAAAGTCTGGCAAAAAGAACATGTTAAAAACATATTAGGCTAATTATTAATTTTCCCAATACGTTCACATATATTATGATCCTAAAATAGAATGTCACAAAATCGCGCTTCTGTTGGAAGAGTACTTGTAGATGAACATAAACATAGTCCCGTTGCATTAACTGCTACACAACAAAAAGAGGCAGAAAAACAACGCAAAGCCGCTGACAAACAACAACGTAATCAAGAACGTGCTCTTGAAAAACAACAACGTAATACGGAAAAAGCACAAAAAGACCAGGAAAGACAAGAACGTGCTGAAAAACGTGCACGTGAAAAGACAGAAAAAGCAGCTAGAAATGCAACACAGAAGCAAACTAAAAATGCAGATGCAGCTAAACGTACTGCATTAAAACAGCAACGTAATCAAGAACGTGCCACTCAAAAAGCTGCTAAAAATACTACTGCAGCTCAACGGGCTCTAAAGAAACAACAACGCAATTCAGAAGTAGCTGATAAGAAAGCTCGGTTGGCTCGTGAAAAAGAACAAAAAGTAGCATCTAAGACTGCTAAACAACGCAACTCCAATGCCAAAAAAGCCGCACAAGCTACACTGAAACAGCAACGCAATCAAGAACGTGCTCATAAGAAACAGCAATCCAATGCTAAAAAAGTGCAACAAATGTCAGATAAACAACAACGTAATCAAGATAAAGCAGCTAAAAAACGTAATTCTAATGCCAAAAAAGCCACACAAGCTACACTGAAACAGCAACGCAATCAAGAGCGTCTAGCTAAAAAGCAGCAATCCAATGCTGCAAAAGTTGCCCGTGCTACACAGAAACAGCAACGCAATCAAAACCGTGCTGAAAAGAAACGTCAAGCAAATGCTAAAAAAGCCGCAAAAGCACCGCTTAATAATGCAAAATACAAAAAACATCTGACTAAATTTAATAAATTAATGAAAAATAGACGTGCAACAAATATTAAATCATTTACACGACGATATAATCAGCCTGTTCGTCACAGTGCATCATTTTAATGATGCAGGTTTATAATTCTTTTTTTAAGAATATACAAACAGTGCATCATGGTAATGCAGATAATTCTTTAAAGCATTACAAATAAATCTGTTTCAATTCTTCAACAAAGTATTTAATATCCTGAATATTATTATCTAGTGAGCTGTCAGGTTCAGTAGATAAAGTAAGAACAGGAAGGCTCAGACTACCAAGCCATTTTTCATGTTGTTTATGAAGATCATTCAAATAATTCATAGAAATCTCTTCCTCTTCAGGACGACCACGTACAGCAATTCGTTCTTTGGATGTTTTGCATGAAGTAGATAGATAAATAACACTATGTACTTGATAACTCTGTGAAATCACTTCAAATAAATTATTGTAAAGATTCCATTCAATTTCAGTTAACATACCCGTCTCATGCAACATCTCTGCAAAGATATGACGATCTGTGAGAATAGATCGTTCTGTCAAAATAATTTGATTAGTTTTACCTGTATCACTGAGATGTTTAATCATTTGTTGCATGTTTTTTTGGCGTGTCAAAAGAGCACACGTTTGAAATGTATATGCCCAACGTTTTTTATCTTCATAGAAGAGTTCCAATATGTTTTTTTCATTTTCATCCAACAAATACGTCCATTGATCCACTGGCTCATCTACAATATTGATCTCAGGAAGCTGTTTACGAATCTCTGCAAGTAACGTGGACTTGCCTGCACCAATGTTTCCATCCAGCGAAATAATAATATGCGGCATTTTAACTGACTATTTTAATATAAAAAAGTAATTCAATTTTATTTTTTTGATGAAATTATTTTGTATGATTCCTTATTCACTTTTTTATAAGTGTTCAATTAGAAATGTCTATCTATTTAAGTAATATTACGGATGCATACGGACCATTGTTAGAAACTCATTGGGAAAAGAAAGAAGATCCTCAGCATTATAATTATCTTACATCTCAGTTTACTCATCCTACACCTCGGCGTCATATGCTTGGTATGGTAGGCGGAAATGATGTTACGATTATTAAAGGTAATATGGTTGATTTAGAATCAGATTTACGAAGAATTAATATCCCAAATACATTTGCTCCATGGAGACAATATCAGCCACCTCAACGAGGTGATAAAGAAATTGTTCGTAATAATGTAAAAACTCAACAAAAAATCAATATACAAAAAGATCACCTACCTGTTTATCAAATGATTGCATATCCTGCAGTAGTTGCTCCTCTTGAAATGGTGAATGAAGTTTGTATGAAACCTGAAAAATACTGAACTTTTTTGAACTTTTTAGGAAAAAGTTCGGCAAAAAATAATGAACTTTTTATAGAAGTCTATTTTTGCCAGACTTTTTCCTAAAAAGTCATAGAAGAATGGACGCATGCTATACAACTCAACAGGCCCTAACCCGACCCCGCAATGATCCTTTTCATCAAGTGGACGATATGCGAATTACATCATACGCATCACGTTATTATTTAAATGCACCTGCTACAAACTGTCCGACAACATTTCCTGTTAATGCTACTACTCGTATTCAAGCAAGTGGTGCATCATGGCCTCAAGGAAAATGGAAGACAGATGTTGAGTCCGATCTGAAAGGTATTTCTCGTCTCGGTACAAAAATTCGTTGTGATGCAATGCAGTACAATCCTGATCAAAATGAATGTAATCAGACTAATTTAGCACATGCACAAGATGAAAATATTCCACTTACATTTGCCCGTCTTGTAGATCCTCCTTGTACGCTTCGTGCCACTGGTTGGAATCGCTGGCAACCACTTTTCCATAATCCCCAAGAAACATTTGAGACACCATTTGATTTTTTTATTCCTTCACGCAATCTGGATAAAGAAAAATACAATACGCATCGTGAAAAAACATGCTTTCAAGCCCGTGATCAACCCTCTGTTTCTGAACTTGGTCATGAGAGACATATGGTTTAGAATTCCTCTTCAGGTGTCAATAACCATAATTTATGCTCTTTCATTTTTGCCATTTTTTCATGACCTTTTGCCCAATTAAAATGAATAAGAACTGCGTGCTCTTTTAGTTCAGGCATATAATAAAAAATATTTCCATTTGGATACAATGCAAGTGGAAGTGCTTTTACGCTACATTCAGGTTTAACATATATATTAAAATAGGTTTGATCATTATTGTCAAATGCACATTTCTTATATTTTTCAATACCCTCTGGCGAAATACAATCATACAGTTGAATTAATTTACTACTAGACCGAATAAACATATACCCTGTACACATATTAGTTAGATCTTCATCTGAAGTACCATCATTCTGTATCCATACATCTTCTGGAGCATTTTCCCATAAATTGATATGATAGATAGGATTATGATTAAATACAATATCCCCATCTATAAGTAGTATATTCTTTCCAAGAGATAATATATGATAAATGAGTTCTACTTTATAATAACATACTTTATCATATCCTTTTGAATTCCATGGAAAAAATCCACTAAGTGATTCTTCTTTACAACAAATTGTATTATATCCCATGTCTTTAAGAATTGTATGTGATTTTTGATCCAATGCAATAATAAATACATTCTTATCCAGTCCAAATGGTTTTAAACTTTTAAGCATATTTAATGTATACATGAGATATCCATAATTAGTAAGTGTAGTTACGACTGTATTTTGAATAAGACATGGTGTAATGTCATCTAATGTAATATGAATGGACATATGGCTTATATAAGATATGAAAATATCTTTAGGTGAATATCTCAAAAAATTAAAGGTTGAAATCTATAGTATGGAAGTTGTCGCTCTATCAGGTCTCCTCGGATTAGGATATATCATATCAAGAGTAAGTCAAAGAAAAACTCCAAAAAATCAAGATATACAACCAGATGTTCCTATGAGTAGAGATCCTCCTTATGATCATTCTTATCCTCTCTTTAAAACAAATGAAGGATTTATGCCTGCTGCACGTGGACTCAATTCAGATCCATTGACAGTAGCTCCCAAAGGAGCATCTGCAGTTGGATTTGGACCTGATTTAGATATGATGTATCAAACACCCAATGGTCAGACATATCCATCTGAACCTAGTACTGGTCCTTACGGTACTGCTTTTGGTTATGCCACAAATAAACCACCATATGCTCCTAGAAATTCCAATTCCGGCAATAGACCCGCACAAAGTCCCATTGATTCTAATGTACCTATGGTAGAATATCGTTCAGATAACACAGAAGCGTCATCTTCTTATATCAATAGTGAATACGTAATTAGTCCATTGTCAGGACAACGTATTCCTTCAGGCGAATACAAGCATAATAATATGCAACCGTTCTATGGTGGACGCGTTAAACAAAATATGTCAGCTCATGCAAATACAGGAGTATTAGATGCATTTAATGGATCAGGTAGTACACAAATAAAGAAACGTGAAGTGGAAAATATGTTTGAAACATCTCGTGCTCCATTTGGAAATCCATTTGGCATGGAAGATAATACGGATTTTATTCAATCACGTATTAATGCACCCACTGCACGCAGAGGCGAACTTCCTTTTGAACCCACTAAAGTGGGCGCAGGTCTAGGTGAAAAATTTGGATTTGCAGGTAAGGGTGGATTTCAACAACTTGAAATTAATGAAATTATGCGTCCCAAAGATACAAATGATCTGCGTGTATTATCCAATCCTAAGGAAACGTATGATCAACCTATGATTCCTGGTGGACATTTTATTGGAACAAATTCCAAAGATGCAGGTGAAGTGCGTAAGTATAAACCCGATACCTTCTTTCTCAATGAATCTGGTGAGCGTAACTTTGTTACAACGGGTGATCTTATTAAAGAAACTGTACGATCTACTCAGGTTCTACCTCATACGACACGTCCTGAAACATCAGTTGAATATGGCGGTATTGCCTCATCACAGGATTTTGGTGAAGGATATGTAACGGGTTCATATCGTATGCCGACTTCACAACAATATGGTGGAGCAGGATATCGTAACGCAGATATGACAAGCTATTATACAAAAGATATGGGTGGAATGGAGGCAGATTATGGTAAATCATCTATTGAGATTCGTCCCAATGAACGCAATGAGACAAGTGAACGTGTCATGGCTCTTAATACTGCTCCTGCAGATAATCAGCTTGTCACTGCACATTTTACAGATGATGCCCGTCCTACTCGTCGTGGAGAAACCATTGGAAATATTCGTATGACAGGTACTCCTATCAAATATGGCGATCGTGCTCCTGCGATTACTGTGTGGGATCCATCTGATATTGCACGTACGACAGTGAAAGAATCCACCATTTATCTGGATCGCCCTGGTATTGCAGGTGGAGATGGTGCATCTGCTACCAATCGGTTAAAGGTATATGATCCTGATGATATTGCACGTAATACACAGAAATCACAGCTTTCTAATGGACTTTCTTGGACGGGTCCTGGTGGAAATGGTGCTTGGAGTGATGCTATGGATACTACATTTGCACAGAATATGCGTAGTAATCCAAATAAGGAAATGATTGCTCGTGGACGTAAACCCATTGCTGGATCAGGTGGTTCTGCTACATTTAATGGTAATCCTGGTGTTCAGAAATCTAATAAATTGGATGCAGACATTATCAATGATCGTCCTCTTGCTATTAATCGTTCTCTGGATATTACTCCTGGTGTAGGAGATATTGGACGCGTGGAATATCGTGTTCCATTGAAGATGGATGTAAGCCGTGAGCGTAATACATATCAATCTGTTGAAGCAGTAGATAATAATCCGTTAATGCAGAGTTTACGTAAAAATGCAGAATTAGATGAGGCGGCGATTAGGGATTACCGTCAGTATTTATCAGTACAAGCATAGAAGCATAGAAGTATCTATTTTTATCTATACCATAAGTAATGATTAAGCGCCATACATTTGAGAATGGATTCCAAGTAGTCTATCAGAAATCAGAACAGACTATTCCATTAACTTGTATTCATGTATTCTGTAGTGTTGGATCTGCATTTGAAATAGATCCTATACGTGGTGCATCACATCTTGTAGAGCATATGTGTTTTAAAGGTACAAAAGATCACAGTAAACCACGAAATCTGTTAATGGAATATAATAAGATCGGTGCATATTTTAATGCATATACTGAGAAACGTTATACAACATATACACTTACATGCGACGATACTCATATAGAACATTGTACAACATTATTATCCGACATGCTTATGAATTCTTCTTTTTCACGGAAAGAATTTGATAAAGAACAGCATGTAGTAGTAGAAGAAAATATTCGCACAAAAGATAATGATAAATATATGTTAGAAAAAGCATTAGATACTCTTTATTTTAAAGGTAGTTCCTATGAAAATCCAATAGATATTATTGATTATCATCCAAGCGCTACTTATTTGCGTTATGAAGATATTTATCAATGGTATAAATGGTTTTATCATCCTGCAAATATGGTATGTAGTATTGTATCCAATGTACCATTTCAAAAAATAATTGCATTTCTTAAAAAATCCCATTTTATGAAGACAGCATCATTATCCCCTGCAAAACAATATCTGTACCCAATACGTACATTACAATCCATTACAGATCATTTCATATATCACAGAAAAAAAGGATTGTCTGCGATTATTTTACATGTTGGATTTCGTACATGCAATTATTATTCAGATGATATGTATGTAATTAAAGTTCTCAAACACATTATGAATGGATTTAGTGGACGATTATTTACAGCATTTCGTACAAAACATGGATTAACATATCGTTCTTCTGCGAATACATTATATCATGAACATACTGGATACTTTAATTTTAATATTCAAACAGATCCTAAAAAATTAATGGAGGATGGACAACGTGATGGTGTATTACAGATATTATTAGATATAATAAAAGATCTTAAAGAAAATGGTGTAACTGCAAAAGAAGTTGAAGTAGCTAAAGGAAACTGTAAAGGTGCATCTTTAATAGATTTACAATCTGTAGATACTCTTGCAAAATATAATGGTGTTGCTACTGTCTTAAAAAAAGATACAGTAGCATTTAATGATGTATATACAAAACATATTGCACCAATTACATATCAACAGGTAAATAGAATCATACATAAATATATGATTTATTCTAATCTTGTTGTAGGGATTGTACACGATCATGCTATACCAAAAAAGAAAATTGAATCAATGTGTAAACAGTATATAGACTAGAGCCATGACGCAATTTGTAAAGGGTGGGGTGGAACAATTTTCATATCATAAGAATGGCAAACATATTATTGGAAAAATACTTACTTTGGCAGATCTCAAGGCAATTCCAGCAGGATATGGTGGGCGTATTGGAGTTATTCCACGATGTAAAGTAGATGACGATGTATATCATATATTATGTAATATACATTGGCAACATAAAGGTAATGAAGGAGATGTGATTGGTGATTTGGGAGGTGGAATAAAATGCAATGAGAAACCATATGATACGCTCTACCGAGAATTGAAAGAAGAAGTGCCTGGATGGCATGATATTTTAAAATCTCAGATTGGACATAGTCCTATTGAAATCTATTCCATAGAGTATCTTCATTCCTCTGTTAAATCGCTGCGATATTCAATTACAATTTTCGTAGATATTACACCATTTATTAAAGTAATGAATGATTTGTTTATACCGACTGAAGAAATCAAAGGCATTAATGCATATAATGATTTGATTGAAATTCTTTCACATAACAATATTAATTATGGATTGCAATATTACAGAGAATATTTAATGTATAAAGGTAGTAAATGAATGCGTAAGAATATAAACATATATACACTATGTTTAAACTAAGGGACAGAAATGTCCATTGATAAAGTTCCTATTATTTTAACGGGGCCACCTGGTTGTGGAAAAAGTTACTGGATACAGAAATATGCAGAAAAAATGGGGAAACAACTGTTTATTTGTCCATGTCGTAAAGATCGGACATTACGTGATGGTAGACAAAAACTTCATATTTGGGCACGACGTACAGAACCTGCCATTTTATGGTTAGAAGGTGCTGATGATTTAACGCCTGAAGCACAAGCGTTTTTACGTCGTATACTAGAAACACATGCATCAGATGTATTATTTATTTTAGAGTGTCGTGATGCGTGCCGTTTGCAAGAGCCAATTCGTTCTCGTTGTAGAATTAAACGGATTAATCAGCCGACATTAGCCGAATTAGAATCATATCTTACAACATTTAGTAATATAAATGTGGATGAAATTATAGAATATTTAAAATACAATGATTTATCATATCGTCGTGCAAAACAATGTATTACGCTTCAATTGCAATTTCCTAAGATATGGCAAAGAACATTAGAACATTCTATAAAAGAACATTCAGAACTTACTAGTCTATCACTTGATCGTGTTATTACGTATATAAAAAATGGATATCATCCTGAAATTTTAATTAAATCTCTTTTAACAAATGAAGCAATCTTAAAAGACTACGGCAAATGCATTGAACATTCAGGATCATCTTGGGCATTTTTATCAAGTGCGTTATATATTGCTGAGGCAACAACCGTGAAACAAGAAGAATGAATATGGATTCCATTACTTCTGTATATTCCGATACACGTACAGAATATACAAAACAATTATGTATTTTTCTTATTCCTGCCTATTTTCAATTCTTTGTAGATCTGTTGGGAAAAGCAAAACAGGGATCTGAACCCAAAAAGGTACTATGGCAATTTCAAACTATGTTAAATGAAATTCATGATTGGAATATGGAAAAAGTTCATAATGAAATCAATACAATTCATGGAAATACAGGTTGTGATTATTTGGAGGATTTACTGACTGCAGTATTTATTGCACATACAAAAGTGCTTACTGCGATTCGCTTATCTGCAAATAATAAAAAGGTTGAGATTACAATTCCAAAGGTGGAGCATTTTTTATTTAAGGTTCTATGTGAAATCTCAAAATTGCTGTGGAGCTCTACATATTTATTCCGTGAAGATATTTCTGGAATAGATCGTCAACAGAATTATAAATTGATTGAAGGAATTATTGGAGAAGGTATATTGCAGGCTATACGCAGTTTGGTTCCTGTAAAATCTATTTTAAAGAATTTAGTAAATCAGGAAGAGACAAAAGAGACAAAAGAGACCGATAAAGAGGATAGCGATGATGAAGATATTGCAGTTAAACCTCAAGCTGAATCTGATTCTCAATCATTAGCACCGTCAGCACCATTAGTGCCATTAGAGTCTCAACCAAAATCAATATTATCAACTGTTAAGAATGCACTGGATTCTGCTAAATCAGATTTACAAGCAATTCAATCTGAATTGCAAGATGGAACTTCTGATTTGCCATTGGTTGAATTAAATGAAGTATCGGAATCACCTCAAGTTATTAATTTAGATGAAAAACCTTCTGTATCATTTGCAAAATATAATACAATCTTCAGCAGTGAAGATCCAGATGAATCTAATATGGTTGAAGAAGATAAGTCTCCGGATCTTGAAATACTTGATACAGTTGGATCTGCATTAAATAACAATGATTTTGATCAACTAGATGATGATTCTGAAATTCTTGAAATGGATGACTATGAAGTGCTTTAATTGCTTTTAGTAAAACTTTTAGTAAAGCGACTAAAAGCTTTTAGTCGCTTTGCTAAGCAAAGCTTAGAACTGCGGTCACACCTGTTATTATTTTCTCACATGAATTGAATAAATGATACCTGCATGGTTTCCGTGGATATTTGTTGGAGGCAGTCTATTTATTGCATTAAGCTTTCTTGGATCAAAATATAAAAATAAAGAATACAGAAATATTCAATTTTTACAAGACTTTATCAGTGGATCCATTTTTGTTGCATTTGCAGGTGTACTGATGCCCGACTTATTTCCTACATTTGAATTACCTTCATTGCCTTCATTGCCTGCATTTTCATCTGAATCTAATGATTTTGATTTGCAAATTGGACCACCACGATTAATTGGAAGATAATACTAGATATGTCTACGACCATTTATGATTCATCCTTGTTAACGCAACGTCGTAAACAAAAAGTAGAATCTGGTGCCTATATTAATGCTGTTGCAAATAATACAAATCCTAATGTAACATATACAAGACCTCTTGGTATTCTTGATCAATCCATTATAAATGATATTAAATCTGGACAGATGGTTTATTACCGAAAATCAAATGGTATTATTGCAGCAGATAATGGATGCCCGTGTGCTTTATTGCCTAATACGGGATGCAATACAAATTAAATGTATCAATGTATCAATGTATCAATTTATTATTTATGATATAATATCATAAATAATATGTAATAAATCTTGTATCTAAATCTTGTATCTAAATCGTGTATCTAAATTCCCAATGAATATACTTTTTCATCCACATCCGATCTATAGCGAAATAGGTCAAACATAGGTTTATATAATTGATCACGTGGAACTGCATTATGAACATCATGTGCAATATGAATATATAAATCAAATCCATCATATTTTTCATTACCATCTTCATTTTCATAAATTGTTCGCCCTGCATCATCCACTGTCCATCCCCATAGTAAGTTATATAATTCTGATTTTGTTTCATATACTTTCCAGGATCCTTCTTGACTCATAATCTTCTTTCCTTTTTTCTTAGGAGGTACATCTTCAAATAATCCATCAATTAAACTAATAGATAAACGACATAAATCAAATGACATATTGGGTTTTACTTTTGGTTGAGTAGCATCATAAAATGGGCCAAAATTATACTGATCACTTGCATCCTGATCAGGCCAATGATCATCTGAAATAAATTCTTTCTTTCCTAGACGAAAAATGGATCGTCCAAAATCAATAATACTAAAGATTTTTCCATAGGTTGGAACTCTCCATAGATCACCCTCTTTTGTTTTATAAAATAGATAGGGTTTGTCAGTAGATCGCCATAAAATATTATTAGAATGTAAATCATTGTGAGTAAAATGAAGAGTACTTTGAAGAAATGTTAGAGCAGAAATAATTTGAAATAACCATGCAACCCATCGCTCTTCCCATGCTGCTGACCCATGTGCATGTCCATCAATTTCATCTTCATCAATAAGAGTATCTAAAATACCTTCTTGTGCTTCCTGTGCAATTGTAATAACAGGAATATTGGATAATTCTAATCCAATTTCAATAGAAACATCTTCTTCATCTTCTTCATCTTCTTCATCTTCATCATCCTCTTCATCCTCTTCATCATCCTCTTCATCTTCCTCTTCATCTTCTTCATCCGAATCAAGTGATGTTTCAGATAATTCATCTAATGTAAGAGCTTCTAGTGATACATCAGGAGGATCAGATTCTAATACATCAGTTACATCAGTTACATCATTTGCATCATTTGCATCTTGTTTAATATCATCAAATGAAAAAGAGGTTGCCGAATGAACAGATACAGAATCGGATTCCAGATCCAATGGATGTAATTCTTCATCATTTTCAAATGGAGGTGTAATAATCTCATTATACAGTTCTTCAGGCATGTCATCATTTACAACAATCTTTGCACGTTTTTCTGCTATTCCATCCCAAAACCATCTGCAGTTACGATAGGTATCATATTCATTTGAAATATTAAATTTATATTTCTTACTAACTCCTGTAAATGAACCATAAAATAAAACACAATGTGGTGTCAAATCCATTTCACGAAAACGACTCAACGTATAATTAAGTAAGTAATCAATGTATGCTTGGTTATTCTGACTATGTACTTTTTGAATAATCTCTTTCCATTGATCAGTGGGTTGTGGAAGAAATGGATGAATCGGTGTTGTATACTTTTTACGAAGTACATCCATTGGATTTAATAAATGAATAATTTTCGTATAGACTTCACATGGCTCTTGTTCTTTCGTAATGTGATTGATTCGTGTTGCTTTCCAGAAATTGGGCTTATGTTCATTGTGCCATTCGCTAATTTGGTAAGTAGATGGAAGTTCTAGATTTAATTTAGATTGAATTTCTTCAGGATGAGGAAAGAATTCCAACATAGGGTTATAGCGTTGAATATTATCCAATGTATGAAAAGATAATCTATCATTTTCAGAAATCGTACATTCTCTGCATGCTTCTTTCTTAATAGACTTTACAATAGATAGCATCTTCTTCATTCATAGAGTTATGTGTTGAAAAGAGTACGCATATGAAATATATTCTGTAATAGAATGGCACAGGGTGGTGTAAATGTAAATCTCCGGAAGTTTGTAATGAAATCAATTCCACAAGACGCAGTTGCTGTTTTTATTGGCCGCCGTCGTACTGGTAAATCCACTCTGGTGCGTGATCTACTCTTTCATCATCAAGAATTGCCGCTAGGATGTGTTATTTCAGGGACAGAAGAGTCAAACGGATTCTTTAAAAAGATTGTACCACCCATGTTTATTCATGGCGAATACAGTGCTATTATTTTATCCAATTTCGTAAAACGACAGAAATTGGTCATGGCTCGTATCCAACAAGATGAAGGTCGTGGAATGAAATCCAATATTGATCCTCGCGCTTTCCTTATTCTGGACGATTGTATGTACGATGATTCATGGACTCATGATAAGAATATTCGCTATTTATTTATGAACGGTCGCTGGCTCAAAGTATTTTTTATTATTACGATGCAGTTTCCTCTCGGTATTCAACCTGCTCTTCGTACCAATATTGATTATGTCTTTATTCTGAGAGAACCTTATCTGAACAATCGTCGTCGTCTCTTTGAAAATTATGGATCTGCTTTTCCATCCTTTGAGTTTTTCTGTCAAATGATGGATCAATGTACGCAGAATTATGAATGTCTTGTTATTAATAACAATACACAGAGTAACAAACTAGAAGATACGATTTATTGGTACAAAGCAGAAGTTCACGGAGAATTTAAGATGGGTGCTCCTGAGTTATGGCGTCAATCTGAGATGATCTCACGTATTAAGGAAGAAGACGAGGTTAACAATTTTGACCCGAGGGCAAATACTAAACTACGTGGTCCTGCCATTAATGTTCAGAAGAAATATTAGATGATATATAGTTTATTTTCATAATTAAGTGATAGATGAATACAATTCTGCGACAATATCTTCATTCAACAAAAGACGACTGGAATTATATAACACCTCTTGATTTTTATAATGAATATTATATGAAAAAAGAATATATGTTGATTGATTTACGTGATAAAAAATCATTTCATTCAATGCATATTAAAGGTGCGAAGAATATATTTTGGCTAGATATATTTGATGAAAAAAATCTTAAAAAAATACCAAAAAATAAACACATATTTTTAATATGTTATGTTGGACATACAAGTAGTCAGATTCTAACATTATTAAAACTAGCAGGGTATAATGTAACTGCAATTAAATATGGATATGGTATTTCACCTGTTAAAGGTGTACCTGTTGCAGGATGGTTAGCATATGGATTTCCAGTGATTCATAATTAAATATAAAATACTACTAGAATGCGTTTAAAACAACTCATTGTAATCGTACTTATCATTATTATTTTATATGTTACATGCGTAAAAAAGATGGAAGGATTTGTGGATGCAGGTCGGTGTGGTGTAGATTTACCGCGATGCGCTGATGGACTACGGTGTATGAATGGGTATTGTAAATCAGATGTTGCCCCTGTTCTTCCTTATTTTTCTGATCTACCCATTACTCCAGATCGTTATTAGATTTGGTCATTAATAAAAACCTCTGTATTTGCTAGAAAATGAATAACTCAAAGGCAATGGGACTTGGAGCAATGCTTCTTTTTTTAGTAGTGGCCATTGTTGTTTTACCGATGGTTGTGCGTTATATTGATAAAATGGAACCGCATTATGTATCAGGATTTCAGAATATGGTTCAAAATGTAAACGTACCTGCAGGCAATGATTCATATCGCCCTGACTCCAATACAGATTACATATGCCGATCGCCGAATGGAAGTGGTAAGCCATGTGATGAAGGGACATTCTGTGATGGAGCTACGCAACAATGCGTAAAGAGCTATGTTGGAGGTGCTCCTGATGTAGGATACTTTTCTTAAACAGATAACATTATAATTTTCTATATACATAAATACTGGATGATCTTTCCCATGTCATAGGAATATGATATTCTTTCCTATGAAATGCACTATGAAACGGTAATTCAACAGAACATGCAATAAGTGTATCTTTTTTCACTTCCTGTTCTATTTTTTTAGCAAGTTGTTTATTCAATTGATCTGAAAAACACAGATTAGATATAAATACCCAAGAAGCATCTTTTATAGAATAATCAAACATTGATCCACATATAAATTCAATACGCGATTGTACAGACTTTTTTAGGGCATGATATATTTTCATTGCTTTATCATGTCGTTCTTTTACTAATTCAATCCCTTTTGATTTTATATTTGGTATTAATTCTGTTATTAATACCACCATCTTTCCAATACCCGATCCTAAATCATAAAATACCTTTGGTTCTTTCGGAGAATTGATATCTTCTTTTTGATAAATCTCAATCAATCGTTCTATTCCTTTTAATGTAATTTCACCATATGTTGTTGCATATTTGGGATCATAGGATGATTCAAGGCCATATCCATTTAATCCCTTATATATTTTTTTGACTCTTTTACGTGTTGCATTCTTTTTAGCATACATCTATAATAAATGTAATATTTTACACCTTTTGCCAATGTAGTCTATCTTTGGATATTTAACGAGTTCTTAAATGTCCAAATATATAATGTACATAATGGCTATATATATAAATGTATACGCCGATTTAATTCTTCAAGTTTTTGCTTAAGTTGTGTTTGAGTTGTAAATAATATATATGTAATAATAATACCACCTGATAATTCTTTTAATATAGAATATTTAAAACCATACATACCATCCAAAAAGAATGGTACCTGTTTAATACCGATTCTCATAAAATAAAATAATACTGCAATGATTCCAAAAATACATCCAATTTCTAAGACCAACATAAGAAATGATTTCTTTTTAGGATCTTCTTTAGATATAATTTTCTCTAAAAAGACAGATAATCCTGTTCCAAATATAAAATATAAAAGAGATACAAAAAAAATAGATAATATTTTTACTATATAAAATCCAAGCATCTACTATACTGTATATTTACTCTTTTGAGTCAACCTTTTCAATCGTAGATTTACGCTGAAGTGCCAAATCACCCTGTGAACTAAACATATCGCCAAATGCAGCCGATGCAGTCAAGGCTGATCCTGGTGCAGTAGGTTTAGCACCTTTGGTCCGCTCCTCAAAGAACTTCTCACGAGAATCCTCATTTTCCTTGTACTTCTTCATCAGTGTATTCAACTGATCATTGTTATACTCCTGATCTTTGACCTCATTCGGGCTTGGATCCCACGGCGTCCATTTACCAACCTCACCCATAAAAATATTATGATACTTATCTTTCGTCTGAAGTTTCTTTGCTTTCAACTCTGCTTCTTTCGTATTGCCATATACACCCCGAATCTTTACACCACGCATGGAAGTACGAAACTCATTCAATTCATAAAATTCTTCTTCCAACTTCAATTTATGTTTAAACATAAATTCATCATATGCCTCTGAAATGGTCGTCTTTGTAATAGAATCCTGATTAGATTTAACAAATTCTGTATAATTCGTTAGAATTGACTGAACCGATAAACGATTTTTACGGCAAATGGCAGCCGCATCAAGTTGATCAGCTTTCTCTAGCACACTTGCTTTTTCATCCAGTTCATCATTTACATGTTTTACAGTATCAATTAGAAATTTCTCCAAATTCTTAACCTTCCAATCAACTTCATACGATTCTACAAACTTCTTGAAGAAAAATACTTCTTTTTTATCCAGCACTTTCTCCGGACTAAGAAAACTCAATAACACGTATTTCTGGCCAGGGATCTCCGTGTCTTCATCCAAAAAGTCTTCTACTACGTTTGATGATTGTGCCATCTTCTACAGCATTTTGTTTGGTATGCTTTAAACTGATTTAGGGATTCAAATGAGTTATTTTCTTAGGATCAAATATAGAAATGATGGGCTACGGATTCGCTGAAATTGTTAACCGCGTTATTAAATATTTGATTGAGGGTCTCGTTATTGCCGCCGCCGCTATCTTTATTCCCAAGCGTGCTCTCCCCTTTGATGAGGTAGCTACCCTCGCCGTCCTCGCCGCTGTCGTATTCGCTGTCCTGGATGCCGTCAGCCCCAGCATGGGTGTTACTAGCAGACAGGGGGCAGGTCTCGGTTTGGGCTTCAAAATCGTTGGATTCCCCATGTAAATTCTACATTTAAATTCACCCATTTGTAAATGATTATTTTTCAGAATGTAACATTCTAAAAACTAATCATAGTACCCCTCCTGCCTCATTTCTTAAATTTCGGGCTTTTCAGAGGATTCCGCATTTTACAATTTTCAATTCCAATACAATGGTTTTCATATATATCTTGATATGAAAATACATGCAAGTTGATCTTGTAATTCACCTATTTAGCTCTTCAAAAATGAACAGAGTTGCCAGCGATTAATCATTCTATCTCGTTGTATTTCCATTTCTTTTTCAAACTGATTATCAATATCAAGATATTTATTATTAATAGTAATATACATTTCTGTTATATACTGACGTTCCTGTTCTAATTTGTGTAGCATATCTTTTAATATAATACTCTGTTTTGTTTGCATTTGTAGCTGTACATTCATGATTTGATTCATAATATCTTTTAATTGATTTACAAGCATAATTTCTTCAAACTGTATTTTCTTTACTTCTGAAAAAACATTAATCGTATTTAATCGCGGATAGTTATGACGAATATCTTCAGGTAAAACAAATTGATTTGTCTCTTTGATTTCACGAACATCATTCTGTGTTTCATTAATTAGATTTTCCAATTCTTTTGATGCTCCCTTAATAAATAAAATCTTACCTGAATTAAATTCTAACTTAGATTGAATTCTATCAAATTTATACGCAGATACACGATGTGCTTCTGCCTTTGCATCTAGTTTTAAATAATTAATCAAATTAAGAAAGAAAAAATTAAGGGCATTTAATGAACTTACAATGAGTGCTCCATATTGATATTCTTTCAATGCAATACTAATAACAGAACATATTGCAGTAATACAGATAGTAGGAAGCATTAAATAACTAAGACGTTGCTCGCATAATGTTTTTGCCTCAATATAGAGAATTTTCTGACCTTTTAAATACATTGCAATAATATCACAAATCATAGAATCATTGCATTCATTCTTACTGTAATTTCCAGTTAATATTGTATCCATTGTTTTATATGTAAATAAAGATGGAGGAAGATTTGAAGAAATAGGTTCCTTAAGAGATAAAGGCATCACTGGTTCTTCTGGAGGTAATGAACTATTTCTTAGCAGATTTGGAGGAATAGGTTCCTTAAGAGATAAAGGCATCACTGGTTCTTTTGGAGGCAATGAACTATTTCTTGGCAGATTTACAGGTACATTCTCCGATTCTGGATTAACTATAATATTGAGCTCGCTCATTTATAAACTATAGTACAGTAGGTTTAGATGGGAAATATAAATCCTTCTTATGCAGCAGTTCATGCATATGATCCTAATGCGTATATTGTAAATAAGTCATTAGAACAAAAAGTACTTGAACTTGAAAAATATGAACGTGATGTGAAAGAATATAATCAAGCATTAAAAGCGTATAAAGAAAGGCATCCCGAATGTAATAAACCATTTATTACATTAGATACGCATACAATACCAGCTATTGCAAGTATACAAGAAAAAAATAAAGCCGAATTAATTGCAAAACAGTTTGGACTCTAACTTGTGATTCTAACCACTCGTCCGAATGTAATGCCATCCCTGATCCTGACAGATTAACTTCCATGTTTTATCTTGCATATAGAGTTTATCACGGTTTTTCAAAAGAGGAAAGCATGCTAAATATTCATCCATTTCCAGAAGTTCACAGAATTTATACAGAACATAACTGTAAGATAAGAAATTACGACGACCTTTAGGACAATGCTTCTTAAAAGATGGTTGAATTTCACGAAACATATGACGTAATTTCTCTTCATTTTCGCGTGACATAAATGGAGCATTTTGACCATTAAGACGATTAATAATATGAGGGATATGTTCATAATATTTAGAGCATTTCATTTTACGCAGAATCTCACGGAGTTTTGTGGGTTTAAGTGTACTCATATTTGTAATCTGTTCGCGTTTTAATTGAAATAAAATAGCATCATAAATATCTTCAGGGATTTCTGTACTCTCTTTTGCTTGAAATTGAGCCAACCATTCATTAAAATGATTGATTTTCTTATATGCATAATAACATACTTCACGAGGAGGATCTTTATAGGATGGTTTATCTGTATCTACTAAGAGTGCTTCTTGATGACCACATTTTGAACAGGTTATATGTGCTTCGTTTAAACAGATAATCATTTCTGCACAACATTTATCACAGATTGTCCATGAATCCTCGTAATCATCAATCGTATTCCGAACCATACTTGGATCTTCTAATTGCAGATACTCATTAAGCAATTGATTTCTCTGAAGTGTTTTTTGAACGGGTTTCACATCTGTTTTGTTTCCTTCTTCTTGAGCAACTTCTTCTAAAATTGCTAAAATGGATCCTGGTTTTGCTTTATTGGAGGTCTGTGCATAATTTCCTTGTTGAATTTGATCTTGAATATCATAATAATTGTATAAAATTGTTCCAGTACGAAGATAATAGTCCATCATATCTGAATCATCATCTACCGATTTTATTTTCTTTTCAAGGATTTCTGCATCACGTTCTAATCTCCATAGTTCTGTCGTGGAAGTAGTTTCTAATATTTTTTGATGAAGTACGGTTAATTCTGTTTTTAAGATATCAATGTTCTTCTTTTCCTCTACCATATGTTGAACATGTTGACTATGAATGGCATCTAATGTTGTTCGTGCTTCTGGATTACTTCGCTTTGAATTTTTTACTTTAAAGAAGACACTCATCTAGTAAAGAGGTAGAGATTTGTTTTAAATTATATTTGTGCGTATAAAATAGAAATTGTTGCTCCTGGTCCTAATAATAATGGTCCTCCTAATCTTTCTTTAAGTAAAGCGAATGCTTTTGTTGGACCATCACATGCTCCTCCATTATCTAATAATAGAAAAGTGAATATAATGAGAAGTGTAAGTCAATTTCCGATAGGACAGTATAATCCATCTGCTCCTGTTAGCACTGCATCTCTTTGGTCATAGCCTGCTGTAGCTGCGGCACCAGTTAGAAATTATGGAAAGAATAATCATCGTATGAATAATTCAAATAAAGGTGGTTGTAGCAAACGCACACACCGAGCCAAACGTTCTCATAGAACTCGCCGACATCGCAAACATTAAATACTTTATATAAAGTAAATTTCTATCTATATTATAGAATAATGAGTAAGTCAAATGGTTCTTTTATGCCACCCTATTTAACTCATAGTTATAAAAATAGAACAGTTAATCAGCAGAAAAAATATAATAATTATATGAAAAAAATGAAAGAACCACTAAGTTTACCTTGGGTTATTACAAGAAACCAAACTCCAAGAGAATTAAATATACTTAGAAAACTTCATGCTGTTAATTCTGAAGAATTTAAAAAGTTGTCAACAGAATATTTTAATATAATAAATACAGAAAGAAAACAATACGAGCAAAATCAAAAAGTACATAAATCAAATAAATCAAATAAATCAAATAAATCAAATAATTCTAATAAATCAAATAATTCTAATAATAATAAAACTAGAAATGCTAAACGACGTAAATCATCTCACCCTTAAAAAGCCAATACCTTACCAAAATACATCCACAATACAACACCAAATACTGCTTTGGACATAATATCCAATATATTATAAGCAATATTCTTCTCCTCTTCTTTTAACATATATGCAATTCCATATCCCGTCCAGATTACCCCAAAAATAATAAATACAGCAAGAGAACATCCTTTTGGTATGATATACATATACATATACAACAGCATGGCTGCAAAAAAGAAAAATCCGAGTAAAAGACCTTTCATAGAAGAAATCATTTTAGATTCACCCAGGTATCCAAATAACAACATGAGCCAATTTAGGATAACAATAATAATATAACATTTGTAATCTACAGAGTTTAATTTTGTATTATAAAATAATACAACTGCTAATAAAATAAGTGGCGTAGTAATCATCCAATCCATATAACGCATTGGTATAATTTCACTTAATTTGAAATTGGGCTGTTTCATTTTATCCAAAAATGTTCCATATACAATACCTGCAACAAGTGATACTGCTGTTTCAATATTCATAATATGACGTGTATTGATACATGGTGTACGGAGAGCTTCAATTAATGTAATCGCAGTATATCCAAAAAGAACAATATAGGTTGTCATAAAACTATTGTTCAGAAGAGTGCCATATTTCAATACGGGTTTAGAATCTGGAGACATTCTATTTATGTATTTATAATTTTTCAAACATAGAAAACATTTCCAATCCTTCTTTGAATAATTTAATATCTCCTAGAATCTTTTTTGCAAGTGCCTTTGTATTCTTTTTACTGTATAATGAAAATGACCACAGATTTTCATTATATTTTTTCCATTGTTGATACTGTTTATGATCCGAACAAATTGATACATAAATACTATACAGTTCTTGCTTGTATTCTCTGTGCGTTTCTTTTGTTTCTGCATCAAAAATAAGTTTCATCCATTTTACAAAGCGATCCATCTGTAATAAATCTAGCTCACGCTCATCATCTGTTTCATGCCGAATAATAGTTGGTTGCTGTACAGGTTTATAGGAGTATGCACTTGTAATCACAGATGATATAATGGGTCCCAGATTGGTTGCAATAAAATGTGTTGCTACTTGAACAGGGATTGACATTTCTTATAGCAATAGATTTTATATTGATATGCAATAATTATCCATAAAAGAGATATAGTGTTGTTAAAATATCTTCTGGCTCTTCTCGGCATTCCTCTAGCTTCGTAATTAATATTTCAATTCTTCTTAACATTTCTTCGGTATTGATTTTTATCATTCCTGTGGGAGTATATCCAAAAGGTGATATATGCTTTATAGATTGTTCTGTGTATCCATCTGGATTAAAACGTAAGAAGATAACTTTTCGGAACCCTAAATCCTCATATAATGAAACCATTCGTTTCTGTTCACATGCATAATTGGCATGTCTGTTTTCATCCACTTCAATAATAAGACAATGTGATCCAAAATCAATAAAGAGATCAGGACGTTTTTTAGAACAACCTCCTTCAATTGTTTTATCAAATGCCATAGTTAATGTATCTTTATAGTGTGCTTTCAATGCGTCCATAACATAATGTTCTTTTAGTTTGAATTGTCGTGGGATTTTGACGTCTGGATTCAATACGCAGTAGCAACGGAAACAATAGGGTTTCCAACGGGAGCCAATAATGGATACATGGTTACAATTTTGACATCCGCTTTCTGGAGTGCAGATCATACATGAACTTCGTCGTTTATCATGACTGCATATTTATATCCGTGGCATGTGATACATTGACTTTTAATCTTTTTATGCTCACAAATATTATTTGAATCACAATCTACACAGCAATATTTATTATTACCATGTAAACATATCTCCGTACCCTGGCATTCCGCACATCTACTTTTTCGTTTTTTATGCTCACAAATGCATTCACTTTTAGCACATTCAGTGCAATGATCTTTACGTTTCTTGTGAATACATAGATCAGCCCCACCGCATTCTGCACATCTGCTTTTAAGTTTCTTATGAGCACAGAAAGATCCTCCACTGCATTCAATACATCGTGATCTACGTTTAGAGTGGGGACAAATTGAAGCCCCTTTGCATTCTACACATCTGCTTTTATGCTTTTTATGAATACATATTCCTGAACTACCACATTCCACACACATTGATTTGATTTTCTTATGAATACATACTCCAGTGCCGCAATCTACACATTGACAAGCCTGTCGCCCATGTTCGCACTTTTTACGAGTGTATTTTGGCTTTTCTATCTGAACTTCTGCTGTCATTGTAATAGTAATATATTATATAAAATATAATTTTATATATTGTTTTAATTCTCAATATAGATTGTATATAATCAATTTTTAAACACTCCGACACATTTTTTGAATTTATTTTAAAAAATGTGTTTTCTCAGAATTTTTTTCTCTATATAAGGTATAATTAATGACGGGAGGCGGATTAATGCAGCTAGTAGCCTATGGCGCACAGGATGTTTACCTTACTGGTAACCCTCAAATTACTTTTTTTAAGGTTGTCTACCGCAGACACACCAACTTTGCCATGGAGTCCATTGAGAACCCCTTCAATGGTGCTCCCAACTTCGGCAAGAAGGTTACCTGCACGATCCAGCGTAACGGTGATTTGATCCACCGCATGTACCTCCAGGCTACTCTGCCTCAGGTATCTCTGCAGCCCTCTGATGGCTCAGGTGCTCAGTTCCGTTGGCTCAACTGGATCGGTCACAACATCATTGAGTACGTTGAGATTGAAATCGGTGGCCAGCGCATTGACAAGCACTATGGTGATTGGCTCCACATTTGGAACGAGCTCACCCAGGAGCCTGGCAAGCAGGCTGGTTATGCCAAGATGGTCGGCAACGTTCCTGAGCTTACCAACTTGCTCTACCAGGGTGGCTCATCATGCGACAATGATTGCTATGGCGGCGAGCCCCTCACGTCTGAGGTTGTCACCTCATGCGCCCCGATGTACACCTTGTACATCCCCCTCCAGTTCTGGTTCTGCCGCAACCCTGGTCTGGCTCTCCCCTTGATTGCCCTCCAGTACCACGAGGTCCGCATCAACCTTGAGTTTAACTCATTGAACAACTTGTGCTGGGACTACTCCAACTCCGCTGACCCCCACGCTATTCGTAACCGTGTAGGCCAGTGCGGTTTGGCTGCTGCCTCCCTCTACGTAGATTACATCTACCTGGACACGGATGAGCGCCGCAAGTTCGCCCAGGTCTCCCACGAGTACCTCATTGATGTCCTCCAGTTCACTGGTGGTGAGTCCATCACTTCCTCAGCCAACAAGCTGAAGTTGAACTTCAACCACCCTTGCAAGGAGCTCGTCTGGGTCGTTCAGCGTGATTCTTACCAGTCATGCGATGATTCCGTCATCAACCCGTGGAAGGGTCAGCAGCCCTTCAACTACTCTGACTGGTGGGACCGCTCCGTCTTGGAGTCTGGTTACTCCGTCACCCGTGTTGAAGGCATGGCTGGCAAGAACCCCACGGTTACGGCCCTCCTTCAGTTGAACGGCCACGACCGCTTCCAGGTTCGCGATGGCAACTACTTCAACTGGGTCCAGCCCTACCAGCACCACACCAACATCCCCGCTGTTGGTATTAACGTTTATTCATTTGCCCTCCAGCCTGAGCAGCATCAGCCATCGGGCAGCTGCAACTTGTCCCGTATTGACAACACTACCTTGTTGTTGACGGTATCAAACAACGCCGTTGGCGCTAGCTTGTCATCCACCGTTCGCGTGTATGCAACTAACTACAACGTTTTACGTATTATGAGCGGAATGGGTGGACTTGCGTACTCTAATTAGAGACGGAAAGATCAACCCGTATACAAAATATATTTTATATTATATGCATTATTTATATTTGTAATACATCTTACTATTACAAACATAAATTAATAACATTTATATGTACGCTTTTTTTACATGTTAATAAAATTGAATTTAAAGATTCATAAAGATAATAAGATAAAATGGCACAATCAATTTGTAAAGCGATTGTTCAACAAGGACCGAGAAAGAATCAATCATGCGGAAGATCTCCACAAGATAATGAATATTGCATATATCATCAACGAAATTATGAATATGAACAATATATAAAAAAAGGAAAAAATTTATGTGGAATGTTCTTTCGTGGATGCAATTCTGAATTATCACAAGAGGATACAGAACAAAAATATAAAATATGTGCTCCATGCCGAAAGAAAAAATATAATAAAGGATTTCCGTGTCAATTTGAAAAATGTAAATTCTCAATCACAAATGAAGAAGATAAATATTGTAGAAAACATATTCGTCATTTAATAAATGATGATGCAAAAGAAAAAGAAATTATATATTGTGATATTTCTAGAGGATGTTTTCAACCTATTGTGCATGGAACTAAATGTGATATATGTACCCAAGCTGAAAAAAATACAAATGCTACTCATATCATAACACTTCGTGAAAAGTATGATATGACAATGACATTAGATGTATCTACATTACAGGAAAAACAAGAAGAAATAACAATTAGTGTTCCTGAACTATGGAGGTGTGTTCAAAAAAATGCATACTCAAGAGCATTATTATTTACAATTTCGGAAACAGATTTTGAGAGATTAGTTATACAATCATGTTATTATTGTGGATTTCAATCAGTATCACGATTAAATGGTATTGATAGAATTGATAATAATAAAGGATATATATTACAAAATTGTATTACATGTTGTAAAATGTGTAATTTATTTAAAAATATATTACATCCTATAGAATTTCTTGATAAAGTAAATGCAATTTATTCATATACCAAATTTGCAATTCCTATTGCTTCCCCTACTATTAAAAAATGGAAAGGATATTTATCAAAATCACCTAGAGAAACTCATAAAATGTATATGATGCAATCAAAGAAACGTAATATTGAATTCTTATTATCTGAAATAGAATATAATAAATTAATTCAAGGTGTTTGCTATTTATGTGGAATTCCAACATCTCAATCTCATACAAATGGAATTGATCGTGTAGATTCGTCAATTAGGTGTTATTCTATTGACAACTGTAGAACATGTTGTGGACATTGTAATGTCATGAAAGGAATTACTTCATATTCGGATTTTATTAAAAAATGCATTCAAATACATAAACATGCATGTAATCTGTTATTATTTAAAGAAATTCCTGTATATGATGATACATATTGTAGAAACGAATACTACATAGCTGAAAATGTACATGAAATGATGACTAATGGAAAATATCTAAAATATATTGAATGGTGTCAAGAAAAAGATAAAACGCCTGACTTTATATCAGCTATGAATGAAATACGTCATATAGAAAATATAATGACAAATAAAGCTGATATAATAACATTAATTCAATCTGAACAAGAAAAAGAACGCAAACGAAAAGTAACAATAGATGAATTAAAAGATAAAAAAAGTATTAATTGTAGATCAGTCTATTCATATTTAACACAAGGAAAAAAAGACGAATTTATGGAATGGTATCAATCAACTTATTATAAAACATCATTATTTGATACACAAATAGATGAGGTTATAAAACAATTACCAACATTATCAAAAGAAGATGGGATTGAAGCATGTAGAAAAGTAATGTATGATGAAAAAAATAGAAGAACTATTCAACAAAGACGTGAACGTGAAAAGAAAGTTGAAGTATATTCAAGTTCGCTACCAGTACAACAAAGTATGCCTAAAAATGAAGTTATTGTACCTCTTATTATAGATCCTGTTATACATAAAGTTCAATCTATTCAAGAACAAAAAGGATATATAAAAGTATCAACCCCAAAACAATGGAAAACCAAACAGATTTATGAAGCTATCCAAGCTGGCCAAGAGCATCTATACAAACAATTTTGTGAAGAGAATAATGGAAAGGAATGGCTTGAAACATGGCCACTATTTATTGAACAAACCAAAGCATCCAAAGAACCAGAGAAAGTCATTAAAGCATTTGTAGAGAATCTTCGGAGAATCAGACATAATGCATTATGTGCCAAAGATGTAGTGGAACGAGAGGATAGAGAACAATGGCCTGCAACAACTGTTGTGAAAGCATTTCTTGAAGGCAAAATTGACAAGTTTAAAGCATATACTGAAGCTCATACCAATGAAAATCCAGAGGATCCTAAATGGATCAAGCGATGGTCTGAATTCATGCAATCATTAGAAGAAAACAGAGAAATAGAAGCGGTGTTAAAAGATAAATGTAGTAAGTTTATGACTGCACAGAGGACAAAGAAGTACCGTGCAAAGAAATAATATATACATAGTATAATGTACAACTCTTCCAAATCTAGTATTCATCTTATTATCATTTCATTTACTATCTATTTATTTGTTAATCTGTTTGAAAATGTAATACATTATAATATTGGTAAATTTAGTAATAATGAAACACAAATAGATATTCCGACTAGAAAAGATTGGTTTAAAATCATAATTGTAATGTTTATTTTTGCATTAATACAGGGTATATTAACCTATGTGTTTAATTGATATTTAT